CCATCCGCACCTTTTTTCTTGGTAGTTTTCTTGGCCATGATAACCCCATTAGTTGAGGCAAACATAGCACACTAGGCGATGCCGCGCAAATTCCTTCTTATCGGGCCATCACCCCAACTATTCACTGGCCTGTATCCGACAGCAAGGTATCTAAACGCATCAGCGCCGTGTGATGTCCAATCATGCAATGGACGACCCCGCCATGTCTTTAGCTTTTCATCGAAGTCTCTGCGATACTGGCGCAACGCTTCAATCCCGCGCTCACAGTTGCCGCCATCAAACCAACACCGCGCAAGCATAGATCGTGCGGCCTGTATTCCATCGTCGATTGCTAGTTTCGGCGCAATCTCAATGTCCCGTATGCCCAGCGCCTCAAGTGTTTCAAGCCTGCTTTTCCCCGTTCCCAATTCTTTGACCTGAACGTCATGCGGCAAAATGTGCTGTTCGTAGTGATATGGTTTTTCACTGAGCGCTTTGGCATATGCGTCTAATCCCACCCCGCTGTTTTCATGGTAGTCAATTATGCGTATCTCTTGACCAGTGTATTGCGCAAACCAGATCGCCGTGCTGTCGCCAATACCTAAGTCCCATGCTGTCACCACGCCAAGCGCTGGATCGTATGGCACACGACCAATGCGGCCATCACTTGTGGCGGTTTTCATTTCGACTGCGTAAAAAGCCCCTTGGATCGCCGCTTCGAAAGAACACTCAAACTCTTGCTCGTAGCGGTCATCGCCCATTGCCCGTCGCGCTTCGACAAGTTCGCCTTCATCAAGGATACTTGTCTCTGATGCTTTGAACATCGCGCTGTACCAGTTGGGATCGTCTTTCGCGTCGTTGTAGATTTCCCAGAACTCATTTTTGCCCTTCGGTGTTCCAATGAATGTTGCCTTGCCTTTGCGGTCTGCCAGCGCTGGGCGAATAACTGTCGGCCACGCTGATGCTGGAAAGTCTGCGGGTTCGTCTAGCACCACTGCATCAAAGTACAGGCCGCGCATAGCGTTGTAGTTATCAGCACCGAACAAACGGATACGCGCACCGTTGGGGAAGTCGATACGCAATTCAGCGATGTTCACTTTGATGTCGGGGATCGCGGCTGTGTATTCTAGCAGGTAGTCCCAAGCTATGGCTTTTGATTGGCTGAGATAAGGAGCAATGTATGCGACACGCACGTTATCAAGGGGAGTGGTATAACATGCTCGGATAAGATCATTGATAGCAGCAACCGTTTTGCCGAACCGTCGATGAGCCACAAGGCAAGCGTATCGCTGTTTCCTATTGTGAAACTCAATCGCTTGTTCCCGTGGAACATATCCAGTGCGCACACGGATCGTGTCGCCTTCCTCAATTACTCGCCCCATTCAACGACGACCTTTTTAGCGCCTGAGACTTCTGCATTGACCTGCATCGGAAGAACCTTGCCCATCAGCGTCATAAACGACTGCGGGTTGGCTTTGGCCTGTATACGGAGATAAGCTGTCATACCGTCTTTGCGCGCTTGCTCTACAAACCGTGGGTCTGCGTTCTCTGCGTTCTCACCATACATTTCTTCTACCAAGTCTTGACCTGCTAGTTCTGCGGCAAGGATGATGCTGTTTTTCATCAAGCCTGACGTTTTGTTTGGTGTGCCTTTCTTACGGCCACTTCCCTCTACTTTAGAGGAATGTTCGCTGTTTGTTGTCATAGTACCGTCCAGTGTGGGTGCGTCTATATATTGTGTAATATAGCGTAGAAGATACAAAGAAAAAAGCCCCTAGTGGGAGCGATCACCACCAGAGGCTAGTTGAGTGAGGCAGATAAGCGCAGGGAGAGTTCGCTTTAGCCCGTGATCCACTCCCTAACTATCGTAGCACAATTCTACGGTTTTTCGATCTTTTTGTAAACCTCTGTGTTTTCGCGTGGCAGTGTCCACTTATTGATCTCTGCCATAATCATGTTCTCTGTTGCGCCCTCTACGAACGCGATGTCCTTTATGGTCATCTGTATATGCAACATGCGGTTAATGCGCTGCGCAATCTGTGACGCCCTGTGAGGCCATCTGTAGTTGTAGTCACGCGCTGCCATCTTTGGGGTGCGCGGCTCTTGCTTTCGCTTCTGTGGGGCTACCTGTGAAGCGTCCATTGCCTTTGCTTTCTTGTAGCCTTCCATTTCACGCTTCATTTGCCACATAGAAGCTACTTCGCTTTGCGTTGGCGCGCGGCCATACATCTTTGTAAATGTCTCCGTTATGTTTACCATTTTTTCCCTCAAATTGGAACGCCAGTAATCTCTGGGTTCTCGTTTTTTTGATGTTCAATAACGCGCTCTAAATACCCTTTGATTTCTTTCAATCCATGCTCTGCTGGCATCTGCGGGTTGGCGATGTGCGCGTTGCATAAGTTCACCGCCATTTGCAAATACTTTAGTTCTTGATTTTTGGTCATTACCACCAACCTTTTATTATACCTGCTGCCCAAGTTAGAACCACCGCCGTAGCGATGATCCCGATAATAACATCTTCCCATGTCCACTTGCCATAACGCATGACTATGCCCCCTGTATCTTTAATGCACACGCGACAATGTTCCGATCATTGACCTTCTTTCTCATACGCTGGAAAGCACGATATTCTTGCTCATGCCATCCTAAACCTTCATAACCGCCGACATGCGCCATGCGATTTTGCACAACTTGAATGCAGTCCAAAATAGCGTCAAATTCTTTTTCGGTAAGATTAAGAAACGTATCCATTACGCTGACCCCCATGCTGCATCGTTGATATCTTCATCGTACTTGCCAGACATGATTTCGTTAAACACTGTTTCTGACAACTTGTAATCATCCTTACCTTCTACGCGACCACGCGCGCCTTGTAGGTAAACGTCTTGTGGCTCAAAGTAGCCTTCGTCCATATCTAACACGCCCTCAAAAACTAATGGTAACTGAGAACCTTTTACGTTGAGGTTCATATTAAAGTGATGTGGTAAACGTCCGCGCATTTGTTTTTCCCTTCGTGTGTTGGGGGGCCGTAGCCCCCGTATGTTAAAATGTTAGGCCATACTGTGACATAACACGGTTGAGGTTTGCTTGCGTTGTATCAGCAAGGTCATCTTCAAAATCGCTAAGATCAAGAATGTCTGGCTCACCAAGCGCACCAGCCGCGCGAACTTTGCGAACACCTGCGCTAACAGCGCGACCATTTACCAACCAATCACGGGCTATGTCTGAGCCGTGTGCGCGATTGTTGGCGTCGATCTCGACCATAGGCGCGTCTGTGTATGGCGCGACCTCTAGGTGGACAACATAAGAAGGCTTGCGTACCGCGCGCTGCGCTGCTGCTTCAGATGATATAAGAAATTTAAGTGACTGTGGCATGATAAACCCCCTTCAAGGTTAGCCGTTTCTGTTTATATAACCCTTATATATTACCTTACAGGGTAATGTAAACCCCTAAAATGACATAATGAAAAAAAGATGTCATTTTTGTACCGTTAAAATGGTGGTTCGTCATCTGACGACTGTGGAACCCAAACGATGTCGTAATCAAACATCGCTTGGATAAACTCTCTTAGGTTAGTGCCGTACATCAGATCAGATACTTTGGGCCTGTCCAGTTGATGCTGTAATCACCGAACACGTTGCCGCGCGCCTTGTTCTTTGCTGGGCGTGACCAGCCTGCGGCCAGTAAAATATCACCCGCTACAAACTTCGCGTCATCATGCATCTGGACGAAACCCCAAACGCTGCCGCCGTTGCTCATTGTGACCTTGATGTAGTTTTTACCAACCTTGTAACCCAAGCCATCGCAAAAGCGTTCCTTCATGTCATCGCGCCAATCGCCCTTGCAATAATCCGCTTTGATCGCTTCGATTAAGTTTTCAACTGCTGCTGTAAGTTCCATAACGATTTTCCCTTCGTTGTTACAATTATGTTTAAATCATACCTTGCAAGGTAACGCAACCCCCTTATTTACATTTTCGTGTAATTTTTTTACTGTCCCAAAAAACGGAGCAGGCAATGTATAAAGTTGAACTTGAAATAACAGGACAGCCAATCGGTAAAGGCAGGCCACGGTTTACAAAAGCTGGCCACACCTACACCCCACAGAAAACCAAAGAATACGAACGGCGCATTCACGCTGCTGCTTGGGCTGCTATGGCAAAGCAAGACATCGACCAGACCGATAGACCTGTGGCCGTAGACATTATCGCGTTTATGGACATCCCAAAGTCGTGGACAAAGAAAAAGAAACTAGAAGCGGAATATGGTGCGATCAGCCCTATCGGTACGCCAGACTGTGACAACATCGCTAAGATCGTCTGTGACGGGCTGAATAACACGCTGTATGCTGATGATAAACAGGTAACTAGCCTGCGGGTCAAAAAGACATACTGCCATCCAGACCGTGGCCCCGTGCTTTATGTGTCAGTGTCTTGGACTGATGAGGGCGAATAATCTAAAACGTCATCATTTTCAAAAATCCATGATGGGTAATGCGCTTTTTTGAATTTGTCAAAATAAGATATGACTTCCCCTAGAAACAATGCGCGCTCATACCTTTCACGCCGCAAATGCTCTTTTAACATTTTCTTATATTCTTCTGGCTCCATCCTTTCGACGGGTGCAGCATGATATGTATCACGGCATGTAAGCTGTTTTTTCATCCGCGCCAGTGTTGATGACACAACGCTAGGTGATCGTCCAATTTCTTGACCGATTTCCTTCGCAGTGCTTCCGTTTTCGTACATGCGCAGCATTGTGTTAATGTCTTTAGCTGTCATCTGCTTGCTCATTCTCATCGCCCTCCCTCGGCGCATAAGGCGCATACGACCAATCAGAGCCGTACTTCTTACGCCATTCTTGTTTACCCTTGTGAATTGCCAATTTGCTGTCGTCCCACAAAGCCTGATGATGTCCGTCACATAAAGGCACGGCCCAATCGTCGCCAGTTTTATAAACCCCATAGCGATCATGGATCGGGTGGTGCGCTGTTGTAGGTGACATTTGCGGCTCACCGTGCGCCTGACAGACTGCACAAGGCAACTGGCGTATCTTGTCCAGCATCTTCTTGCTGCGTAACGGCTTATCGCCCTTTAGCCCTAACGGGGGCCGTTTAGCTAAGTTCGTCATATTTACCCGCCAATACTTCCGTAACCCGACCTTGGTTCACGTTCAGCTTCTCTGCAACGTCCCGTGTATGCATTTCTGGATTGTGTTCGCACATAGACTTAATCCTATCACGCAACCCCGCTGTCATGCGCTGTGACGTCCTTTTCCCCTGAACGGGCTTGTGCCTGTCGCGGTACATGTGTTTCAATGCTGATTTAACTGCCGCGCGCGTCTGCATGATGTCGCTGTCAAACGCCTCTAAATCTTTTAAAAGTTGCTCTAATATTCTTCGTGCATGTGGAATGTCGCTCATTGCTCTAACGGATCGTAGCCGATCCCCTCTGCTAGTTTGGCCATAGCCATGTCAAAATACTTTTGAAACTCTGCCTGATCCATTTTGTCGAACGCAATGCTGTCTGGGATGCGCACAAACGATCCGTCCAGCGCTGAAAAGTGCGTTCTGACGTATCCACACGCCAGCTTTAGTTCATCGTGCAAATGATGCTCTGTTGGCCATTTGCCCGTTGCCTTTGCTACCCTGCGCAACGTTGACCAGTACAAGTTGTGCTGTGGATTAGACCGCTGCTTTGTCGGTGACAGGTTAAACAGTGAGCCTTGCGCATAGTCATCCATGCGCTCGGCGTCATACTGCGAAACAGGAACTAAACGCCCGTTACTTAATTGTACTTGCAATTTACGCAAAGTCCCAAGCCTTTTGCTCATCTTCACCAAATTCCCACGGATCAGTCGTATCTTCTTCGAAATATGAAACACGGCGCACTTTGGTTTTGAAAAAACCGTCGTACTGCGGATTATCTTTCATAAACTTGCGCGCATAATGACTAATCCAGCCATCACTGATTTTGAACTCGCTATCAAACTCACCTATTGCGCTGTCCCAACGGATACGGTGAAAGATTGCTTTTGCAGAAAAATATTCCCGATGCTGCGCTACCTGTTTGGCGTATTTTGTAAAAGCTGCGTAGATATGCGGATTGTTTGCATGATGTAACTCAAAGTTTTCTACGGTATATTCGCCTGTTGCTTTCATTGCTTTTCCCTTCAATGTTGTTTGGGGGATTTACAGAACCCGTCCCCCAGCGGGCGCTCCGACACGGGTGGCTTGTGAACACCCGCCCCGTCTGTTCTTAAAATGGTATTTCGTCGTCCATTTCTGCCATTGCTGGCTGTGGCTGTGACGTGCGTTCATCGCGCGGTTTACCACCACCCATCAGTGACAGATCGGCTGCGCGGATCGACAGGTACGTTTTTCCGTTATATTCACGCTGCTTTAGTTCGCCACTGACACAAACCTTTGTGCCTTTTGTCAAATACTGTGCCACTGCGCTGCGATTGTAGGTGACGTCGAAAAACATCACCCCTTTGTTTTGTCCATAACCATCGTCAACTGCGACAGAAAAGGTTGCAAACTGCCTGCCCTCTTTCTCTTGAACCTGACAGTCTTTGGTGAGACGCCCTGCGATTGTACATACTTTCATACCATTAACTCCACTTTACGTTTATCATGCGCCTCAACCATCTGCTCATATTGAGGTTCTGACAAGTCTGGGCTGTTGATTAATTTTTTATACTTTCCCTCTGCTGCGGCAAACTTTTGCGCGTCACAGTTTTCGTAGAAAGTAAGCATTGCATCAATACGATCTTCTAATGACATGCCAATCTTTGG